ATGTCTTGGCATCACCCACAACAGCTGAGATCAAGAAGCTTCACTTGTGGCCACTGTGATCACAAGGTCGGTAGCGTCGTCGGCTTTCTTTCAAATCAGAATCAGTTCATTTACATCTGCCCTCATTGTGAAAGTCCTAATTACTGGGGTAACGGAATGAGTCAGATACCCGGTACTTCACCTGGGCAGCCAGTCGCACACCTTCCGGACGATATAAATGGTTTGTACGAAGAAGCTAGAAAGTGTGCCGGTGCCGGCTCATTCACAGGTTCCGTACTTCTATGCCGCAAGCTACTGATGAACATAGGTGTGCAGGAAGGAGCAGAAGAGGGGAAGTCGTTCGTTCATTACATCGATTACTTGGCGGGAAAAGGTTTCATCCCGCCGAATGGCCGAGCGTGGGTCGATCACATACGTCAGAAAGGCAACGAGGCCACGCATGAGATTGCGCTCATGACAAGTGTCGACGCATCGGAGCTGATCACATTCACCGAAATGCTTTTAAAATTTATCTATGAGTTCCCCGCAGCAATCGCACCACGTAGCGAGTAGATGCCAGTCAAACAACCCCCTGTCGCATGCTGGAGAGCGAGGTGCAGGAACTGACCACCCAGTTACGCAAAGCGCGCCAGGACATTTTTGGCTTGGTGGAAATGCACGGGGCCGCGGCCAAGGAGTGTGCCAGGCTTCGGGCCGAACTGGAGAAAGCGAAATGGGCGTGGAATTCTGAGCACCTTCGATATGTCGAACTGATGAACAAGTCGAATGGTGAGCGCGTGGCGAATACCACGCTTATCGCCGAGCTGCACCGTCGGCTCAAGGCTTATGAAGGGGATAGACTTCCCAAGGACATAATCCCGAGCCCCCAGCCAAGGTGACTAGAGGAACAGGCGTCATGTGCGGGCGACTCTCCCAGTACACCGGCACCCAAGACTTTGTGGCTGCGCTGAGAATTGCGCGAGGTTATTGAACAGAAAATAGGCCCTTTCGGGCCCGTTCTCAAATAATACTCAGAAGATACTCTAATTCCTTACGGTACTTTGTTTGCGATTGGTTCACCTGCAGGCGACTCCCGTTAACAGTATGGAACTGACCAACCTTTAGCTTTGGAATTGGGATTCCTTCAGCCCCACTGATACGGCCAGCAGACATAAAGTCATCTGTAATTGCAAACGCGTCCGCCGGATCATCGACATCAAAAAGGTCCGGATACTTGGCAGCAACTTGATAGGCTTTTTCGACATACATTTGGGAAGCTCTATCTTTGACACCTTTCTTCGGGCTTCGGGCTCCGACCATTGTCATTACGATGGCCGCCACTCTTGGTGGCTTCATTCCGCCGGCTCGTTCAGCCCATACGTTATAGTCACTGTTAGGGTTGGCGAGCATGTCCAACGTGATATCCAGCGACTCAATAGAGTGCTCATCAACCCGAACCGGGATTATTAAAGCATCGGCCGCGCACCAAGCCAAATGAGTGCCGCCTCCGTAAAAAGGGCTGCAATCCATGAGAATTTTTTCACATTTTTTCTCTTTAGCTTCTGCTTCTAAAATAGTTTTTAAGCTAAAAAGAATATTGTGGACAGCTTTTTGATTGCTTGCCGCCATTGCTTGTTGGAGCTGCTGATACAGGGCAGAGGGGAATGCGAAAAGCTGACCATCCCCAGGAACAAAGAACCCTGGCTTGCCACCCTTGAAATGGTCGTTATAGGTGCTTACTCGATAAGAAATATCGTCGGGAACATCCCCAAATGCCGGACCAAGGACTTTTGGACGAAGTGCGTCACCTATAGTAATTTCGGGTTTCGCCCCCCTCATCAGCGACTCTGTGAAATTTCGCTGCGGACAAAGGTCGGCCATTAACGTTGAATGATGTCGAGTGAACATCCAGGCCAAGTTAAAAGAGAGGGTCGATTTCCCAATCCCTCCCCGAAGATTTGAAACCGCATAGGATTTTCTCTTAAACGACGTGGTGGCTGTGTAGCTCTCCTGCACCGAACGATCATGATTGTCAATGATTCTGGAAAGCCCTGTGCTCATGGTCCTGCTCCTCGTCTGTGTTGAGTGCAGGCTATACAAAAAAGTGCAGGTCGTCAAAAAATATGCAGGACGATAGATTTTGAGCAGGCCAACCGAAAAAGTGCAGGCCGAATAAAAGATGCTCGACGCATCCGCCAAGCCAATAAAACTCGGACCCGCGCCGGGCTTCTTACTGTACGTAATCCGTCCCGACCTAATCAGGCCTATCGCTGATTCAATCCCCTGACATACGCCTGGCATGCCTTCAGAGCGATCAACCCCCGGTCTCCGGCGTCGGTGATGGCGATAATTCGTTGAGCATGCGCTGGGTCAAGTTGGGCTCGACGGCCTCCATGAACCACGCCGACAGCGCCGGGGGTGGTAGGCACTCCGTTGCAACTGGCTGGATCCTCGGTAAGGAGGACTGACAGCCGGAGATCAGAAGTGGAAAGGCGATCGCGCAGGCGATCTTGATTACGTTGGGCATCGGTAAGTGCTCGGTGGTGGGTTTGGTCATCTGCGGCGAGCTGCTGCTCCAGGGCCAGACGCTTGCCCTGCTCTGCCTGAACTTGGTCTGCGGCAGCGCTGCCGATCTTGGCTAAGTCCGATAGGTGCGCATTGGCCTGCTCGGCCAGCCGGCTGCCGTATCGCCAGTCCTGGACCTTCCACGTAGCGCTCATGGTCAGGATCAGTGCCACAGTAATACCGGTGATCAGCAGCTTCAGCGATGCGGGACTCATGGCACATCCTTGAAGAAGACGTGATTGCCCAGGCGCAGGGTCTGGGTGGCATCCTTGGCCCAGTTCGGGGCCTTGGGCATGGTCGTGGCGTAGTAGTGAGTCGCGCCGTTGGTGATGTCAGGCTCCTGGCCGGAGATCACCAGGTCGGCCGCCCGCTGCGCCTGGGCGAACTGCTTCGGCGGGATCGACTTGGCGCCGCTCAGGTAGGGATAGTTCGGGTCGTTCTTGTTCCAGCAGCTGAACTGGTACGGCTTCAGGCAAACGCCGGCATAGTCCTCACCCCACCACGAGCGGTCCTTGCCGTCGAACACACGATTGCGAATGGTCCAGGCCACGGCGATCTGTCCGGCCAGCCCTTCACCGCGGGCTTCACCCCACAGCGTGCGGGCAAGGATGTCGCGGTCCTTCTCGGTTGCGGTCATAACTTTTCTCCAGGCAAAAAAATCCCGCTCGATGGCGGGTTGCGATGGTCGGCTCGTGTCAGATGGTTTCGGATCTGAGGAGCATCGGTGACGCGATGATTTGAGGAATTGGCGGCTCGGCCGGCCAGACCGGCGACTCGAACCACCCAGGCTGCGTCGTCACCTTGCCTAGGGCGTACTTGTAAACCTTCCAGGCTTTCAGCGGTGCGGCCAGGGCGGCCTGCTCTGCCTCCTCCTCAGGAGTCGCCTCGCCAATCTCGATGCCGTAGCCCAGGGTGTCGATGCGGTCCTGAATGCGGGAGATTTGCGTGGCGGCACGAGCATTTCGCTCGGCGAGCTCGGACTTCATCGTGGCCAACTGAGCAGCAAGGATTGCAGCAGCTTTCATTTCCTTAGTGATCAGCCTGGTCCAATCGATGACGCCATCGGTGATCGGAGTGGCTGGATCAGGTTGAGGCGGAACGTAGTCCGCCTGTTCTGGCCCAGGGAAAACCACCACGCCGTCGGGCACATTCAGCAGTGGCGATGGAAAGGCCTGCGCCTGGCTGTAGTTGCTGGGGTTGGGAAACAGCAGCGTGAGGGTCAGCTCACCGTTCACCCGTTCGATGTTGCCGGGCAACCACTGGGAATGAATCGCATCGTAGGGCAGGGTATCGCCCTCCCCAATCAGCGAAAGGTCGAACCGCACGGAGTTCAGCGTCAGAACGTCGCCCGACTTAACCGCAATCAGGGTGTCATCACGGCGTTGAGGGCTGAGAATAATTTTCATGCAAACCACCTCCCTACCGCTATGGCAGAAATGTAAGTTGAGGTTCCGCTCGCCCTGGTGAAGTAATCCCAGCCTCGCAGCGAACAACCGGAAGTTGAAGCAGCAGCACTCACCCCGCCCCAGCTGGCAGCACTACCCCACTTGAAGGCTCCGCATGTAACGACCGGTGCCGCGATAAAAGCCATGGGAAACACCCAGGAGCGCGATCCCTGGAAGACTGGACCATACGCGTCGCTGATGCTCTGGTCGGTCACAGTGATAGACAGCGTGCAAATCATCGTCCCGTCGGCGAACTTCACATAGGAGCCGTTTGGATTGCTCCCCGCCTCAATGACGGCCCCCGTCGGCACGCCGCCCACCTGAGAGACCGGGCCGAGGAGGTTCCCTGTGTCGTAGACCTTTCGCCATGGCGCCCAAGTGCTGATATCGGTTTTCAGCCGAAAGCCCAAGGCGGCTTGCGCCCCCCACCCCATGACTAGCTGAGATTCAACGTTGCTCGATCTGCGCAGATGGAAGCCCATCGGATAGGAGCCCAACAGCGGCTGGTTATGCCCCGGCGGGGCTGCGAGGGTCGAAGTAAACATCTGGTTGGCTGTGAAGAACGAGTCCATGCTGGTTGCGCCATCGTAACCTGAGCCGGTTGAACCGAGCCCAAAGTCCGCCACCTTCAGCAATCGGCCGGCCGTGGTGTCATATGCAGTGGTCGTCTTGACCAGGCCCAACGCAGCTTGGGCTTCCCCCTGAGTAGTGCCACCGGTGCCGCCCTTTGTGATCGGCAAAACTTCGTAGTTGCCTGTCGTGCCCAGTGCGGCCAGCTTGGCGCCGTAGGTGTTGACTATGGCCCGCAGTGCATCAGCCGAATCCTTCACGTAGCCCTGCATTGGCGCCAGCGCGTAGCTGCCACCAGATGCAGTCGGGCCGATGTACGGGGGGTCGATGGAAATCGCGGTGTTGCTCGCCACGTTGGTGACTTCATACCATCGTCCATCTGGCCCACGAAAGCCGAAACGGTCTTGAACACAGATCCCGTAAGTAACCCAGGCTGGATTGTTGGTCCAGGCCTCTTTCATGGTGCCGTCCCACACACCGGTATAGGTCCTGGTGAACGAGTCGTAGTTGCTTGGCACAGGCCATCTGCGCGCTTTGCACTTCGTAGTGACGGCCGGGATGTTGGTGAACTGCTCGGCGTCGAACTCGATGTACAGCAGCGCGGTGTTCGGGTAGCGCAGCTTTGCGTCGATCACCTCAGTGAAGCCGGCGATCAGCATCGTGTCGGCGATCTTGTTGCTGTTCTGGTTCGGCGTGATGCGGCGGACGCGGATCTGCCAGCCGGTGGTTGCCTCGGGCAGATCGACGCGCTTGGAGCGCTCGTAACGGGTGGTAGTCTTCCCATCCACGGCATCTGTCAGCACCTGCTGATACGCGCCACCGTCGGTAGCCACGTCGATGGCGTACTCTATCCGGTAGCCGCCAATGTTGCCTTGGTCGTCCTGGCGCTGGAGCGCGGGCCAGGCGAAGCGCAGACGCACGGCAGACAGCTGAATGTTCGTGACGGACCGGACCCAGGCTGCATCGCTGCGCAACTCAATATTCAGCGAGGTCTCGTTCTCTACCGACGGAATGCCTGGGATGTAGGTCTGGTCGACCGACCCGGAGCGCCACTCCCACTTCACGTTAGGGAAGTTGACGTTTCCGCTGGCGTCGTTGATTGGCGTGTTGTCGAGAAAGATGTTCGCTGCAGTTGGAGCCTCCTCAAACTCGCCCTCGCCCACGGCGATCAGCAGCTTGGCAATGTTCGTGGAGCGCAGGTTGTCGCTGGCCTCGGTCGGGGACTTAGGCTTTTTGTCTTCGCCCTTCGCGCCGTGAATATCGATCTTGCGTGCTGCGCCCATGCTTTCCTCCAGGCGAAAAAAAACCGCCTCGTGGGCGGTCTGCTTGCTGCGATCTCGTTACTGTTTGTCTTCGGCGTAGATCGAGGCTGAAATGATCATCCCACCCCACCGGCGCTCGCCGATGCAGATCGGGACGGGGTTGCCGCTGGCCGTGGTGTTCTTGGCGCTGCCGAAGGCGTAGGACGGGGCGTTCTCCGGTCCGGCGCTCTGCTTCAGGCCGGAGGCCTGGGGGCTGAGCATCTGGATGACGCCGCCGGCGATCAGCCCAATACCCGCAGGGGTTAAATATGGTGCAGTGACTGGAAATACATAGGAAATCGCCAGCAGAACCACGCCCACCACGGTTTGCAGTACGCCACCACGCTTACTCCCCTCGACCACCGGGACGATTCGAATCTCGCGAGTGCCGCCAAGTTCGAACTCTGCTTCACCTACGTTCCTGCGATTGCGGAACACCGCGAAGCGCATGCCCAGGGAAGCAAGCCGTTTGATTTCCTTCTCGAAGCCATCGATCGTGCAATTCAATGCCTTGAACACTTCACGAGCCGTCCCTGAATCAATCTGTCGCGGGTGGTTTCTCCCAAATTTTCGGGCGAGAGAGCCTGAAAGCTTGACCGTAGTCATGCCTCTGGCAAACGAAGCAGCAGCCATGATTTTCTCCAACCATAAAAAAACCGCCTTTCGGCGGTTTCGTATTTATCGACATTTCTGAAGCGAGTCTCGAAGCCCGCCCCGCCCCAGCTGAGACCACGCCACACGCTGGTATAGCTTTGCGACGCTGCCAGACTTGGCCTGGCTAATATCCAGCACATCGTCCGTTTGCTGTGCGAAACCGCTAACGAGTCGGTACCCGGTCGCCGTTTCGCTCATGCTCGCATTCGAGTTGTGTTCCTGCCATTCAGGAAATACACAAAGAGCAAAGGCTTTCGGCGTTTTGGCAGACGCAACAGTTACTGCCGGAGCAGAGGACATCAGATCGGATGGCGATGAGCACCCCGCCAGCAAAGCAACAGCTACCGCGCCTACGAACAATCTCATGGGGTCACTCCTGTGGAAGATGGCCACAAGATATCAGAAATGAAAAAGCCCAGCGGAGGGGCTGGGCTTTTGGGGTGATTGCTACTGACGAGCGTAACAGCTCATGCTAGCAGGGCAATAAATCTTTGCCACCATGAAACTGGCTGCTTGTGGGAGCCTAGCCCTCGCTCCTCGACTGAATCGTTATACGCCGGCACACGCAACGCCTCTATAGACGGAGCGTCGGTCTCCCTTATCCTCCAAATTTCCTCTTCCAGATCTTCAAACGATAGTCTTTTGCTCCTACGTTCAAGCTCTGTATACCGCTTGGACAGCTCAGAGCAAATCAGTCGCTTCGCGCCTGGTGACCATACAATATCCAATGCCGTGACAACCGCTGTAATCAGAGCTGCCACGCCCGCCAACTTAGGGCTGCCGGTCATAAACCCCGCAAAAGAAGAACTACCGGCCACTACATACGTAAGCTTGAATAGCCCGTCTATTTTACCGAAAAGACGAGCCTCCAATTGGAAGTACCTTGAGGCATAACGAATGTCTCCAACTGCCTCAAAATGAGATCGTTCATCAAGCCTATCCATATATCTCAGCTCTTTTGTTGCGCCGGTGGTGCACTCGGTGGAGTTGCCGGTGCCTGCGGCGCTGGCGGAGTGCGAACAGGTGGTACGTGGCTTTTGAATAGGTCTTCCTTCGACATAGCGAGCCCCCCGTGCTTTATAGTTAGGCAGAATCTACCACCGTGCGTATGGAACTGCCCAGCTCTACAATTTGCCCTACTGCAAAGCATGAATGAGCTGTCTGGGCATCCAGCATGGACGAAAGCTCAGTAACTGGATTGGATCCCATCGTAGTAGCGTTGTGCCTCCCCTCAGCCACGGCAGGAATCAACATGGCGCTCTACACACAAGAAACCGAGAAGTACCTCAAGAAAACGTCAACGACCATTCTGAGCGGAGTCAATTGGGACACCGTCCATCCAATCGGCAGCATCGTTCCAGTATCCGGAATCTATCGGTGCGAGGGCTGCGGCGATGAAATCACTTCCAACAAAGGCACGGAGTTTCCACCTCAGAATACGCACCAGCACCCAGGGTCGGCAAAGACCATCGGATGGCGCCTGATCGTCGAGACCCAAACAAAAGGCTGAAGGATTCCCCTAGTCCTTTGCCTGCAAGCCCAAGGACTGGGATTGCGCCAATTTCGGCGTGTTTATGACCTGGAGGTCAATGTGAGTGATGAATTTCAACCAAGAGAGCCCTTCTCTATAGATTGGCCTCGTCAGTACAACGTCGGTCCGTCCGATGAGCATCTACATGCAATGGGGCAGTTCATCGCAAACTATTCAGCAGTTGAGTGGCAGCTATCTGAACTTTTTGCATTTTTTATGAAGATGTCGGTTGCTGAAGCCCAAAGACTTGTTGTGGAAACCAATATTTCCATGGCGGGTATGATCAGGTACGTGCACGGTCAGGTTTCCGATGCGGGAGCGGTCGACAAGCAAGCATCAGATGACCTGCTCGCGACACTGAAGTCCTTCGATACGGTGGCGAAACTGAGACATAAAATAGTGCATTGGCAATGGGGCTTAAACGAAGGGGAAACGGCATCGTTAACGGACCTTATAAAACCGCGAAACAAAAATCCCTCCAACACATCGCTCAAACTCAAAGACCTTAGAGAGCAGTGCCATAAGCTGATGAGAATCCTCCAAGCCATCGCATTGAACGGAGCGATTATCAAAGGTCAGATGACACGGAAGCAGATTCTCGAAATCCGCAAAGATACATCTCCTGAAAAGCTCTTTCGACCGTAGCTCTTGATATTGGCCAGTCTCCAGTCTCTTCCAAAATAGCTAATCCGGCTTCCACCATCTTTTCAGAGACTGGGATGTCATCAGCGCCCAGCATCTTCCGGCGCCCGAGCAGAAAAAGTTCGTTCATGAACACCTCTGCGCTTGGTTGCATCATGTTTTTTGTGCCTGAGGATTAGGCGCGTTCGGTCCAGCCAAGGCCCGCCGAAGACGATAATTTCGCTCGGCCTGCCGTACAGGTGATGCAGCAGGAAAGGCCCTGGGCCGAAGGTCGCAGCATCTTCGCCAGGAAGCGACGGATCACCACCGAGGAAAATCCCGGCGTGGTTCGGGTGAACCGTCCGGCCCACCTCCATCACGATCATGTCGCCGCGCTGTGGCTGATCCACCCGGTAGAACCCGGCGGCCTCGTAGTTCGCCTCGTACAGGCTGGTGTTGTCCTTGTTTTCCCACCAGCCGTCGGCGCGCTTGAAGGCTTCGAACTCAAGCCCCCACTCGCGCTTGTACCAGTCGGCGCAGACCTGCCAGCAGTCCCAGGCGCCGTGGACGAACGGGCGCTTCAACAACGGCGTCTCGCCCGTGGGCACCACCGTCCGCAGGTCGCCCTCCGGCCAGCTCAGGATGTGCCAGGGCATGGTCGTGGCTTCGCACATCGCCAGGTCGCGCGGCGACGGCCGGCTGGTGGCGTCCGGGTGCGAATGAACGATGCCGATGATCTCGCCCAGGTCTTCAGCCGCGGCGTATTCCTCCGGATCGATGCTGAACTCCTCGTTCGGCTCAGTCGCGATGTTCTTGCATGGGAAGTACTGCTGCTTCCGGCCAAGGACCAGCAGCAGCCCGCAGCACTCTTTCGGGTACGGCACCAGGCAGATGCTCGACGAGCTGATGCTCTGGCATGAGATCGAGGAAGTCAGCGAGGCGGTGCAACTGCTGGTGCTGAATGGACGCGCCGAGGATCTGCCGCCGGCGCCGCTGAAGGTCAAAGGTCCGTCCGATATCATCCGTCACTACTTCCGGCAGGGAATGCGTGACCGACTGGCAGCGCTCACCGCCGAACTGGGCGAGACGAAGGATCGGACGACCATCTGGCGATTGATCGCACATGCCCACGCACTGGGCACCGAGAAGTCCGCACCGCTATTCACAATTAAGCGCCACTTTATTGAGATATCCGAAAACGTGGCGCGCAAATTACGGCAAGCAGGATTCGCCGAATCGCTTCAGATGAACGCCCAAGACGACAGCGAAAATTAGATAGCGTCATCCAAAAAGCCAAAGTAATCCTGATCACCGCAAGAGATTTTTCATTATGCCGCCCCCGATCTGAGCTTCGAAATCGTATACCAGGTTTCATCCTCATGCCCAACTTTAGTAAGCTGGAATTTCTGGACTCCAGCATTCCCACTTACGCGTACGTATGTGATTACAACATTTACTTTATCGCTCCATCCATCAGCAACTGAAAACGTTGTATATGCATCATCATAAAGCGGCTCCGCCTTCAGGCTAAAGCTAAACTCATCTGACGAGATACTTATCGTCACATCCTCGCAATAGGCACCCTTATTGATTACCTTGAACTGAAAATGAAAATCACCCTCTTCATCATGCGTCCCCGGTATAGCTTGCAGAACTAGCAATGGGTCAAGTGAGCGCTCGTGGTTATCTAAGGTTATTTTCTGAGACTCAACCATCTTCGTCTGTTGTTCTACGGAAGCCCTGAGTTCCTCTGCTTGCAGCCTCAATGCATCAGTACTTAATTTCAGCTCTCTGCCTTGTTGCAAGAAGCCAAGAACCAACCATAGAAATGCAACGGGCCCAAAGGCTCCTGCGAGAAAGTCTCCCAGCTCATTAAGCTTGAGGCATAAGAAATCATCGAATTTGTAAGCGACAATGATGGCAATAATCACCAGGTACAAAGTGGTGACCAATGCCCCCCAAAACTCTAGCTTCTTTGCCAAACCAATCTCCTTAATCCGGCTCCATGCCGGTCACCCGTAATACCCCAACCCAAACCAAATTGCCACCACCGGTCACGGAGGGCGGCGCCTGACCGGAAATCAACTATGACCCCTTCCCACCAGATACTGGTCGGCGACTGCATCGACATGATGCGGACCTTGCCAGATCAGTCAGCGCAGTGCTGCGTAACCAGCCCGCCCTACTTTGGGCTGAGGGACTACGGCATGCCCGACCAGATCGGCCTGGAGGAAACGCCTGCCGAATTCGTTTCTCGCCTGGTGCAGGTTTTTCGGGAAGTGCGCCGGGTACTGCGTGACGATGGCACTCTCTGGGTAAACATGGGTGATACGTATGCTTCAATCGCCGGCGGATATGCGCCGGGCGGATCAGCAGGCAAGCACGATATGGCCTCCCAATCCACCCGTGGAGCCGTCCTGCGCGGTAAACGGCGCTCGCCGCCGACGGGCTTGAATCAGAAGGACCTCATGGGAATCCCGTGGCGACTGGCCTTTGCTCTGCAGGATGACGGCTGGTATCTGCGCCAAGACATCATCTGGCATAAGCCGAATCCGATGCCGGAGTCCACCAGGGATCGCTGCACTAAATCCCATGAGTACCTGTTTCTGTTGAGTAAGTGCCCCCGTTACTTCTACGACCAGGACGCGATAAGGGAGCCGGTAGCCCTGAGCTCGGTTGTCAGACTGGCTCAGGATCTCGAGCAACAACACGGCAGCGACCGCGTACCTGGTAAGGCAAACGGCCCCATGAAAGCAGTGCGGAGTCAGCGAGATAGTTTCAAGCGTGAGGGTTCAAAGCGGGAGCAGGCGATACCAGGCCATGCACTTGGAACGCATCGCCCGAACCGCGAAGAAAGCGCATATCCCCTCGATACCCGGAACAAGCGCAGCGTGTGGACGGTGCCAACCCAAGGATTCAAGGGGGCGCACTTCGCTACGTTTCCTCCCGAGCTGATCCGGCCTTGCATTCTGGCCGGCGCGCCGCGCGGCGGGATAGTGCTTGATCCATTCGGCGGGGCCGGCACCACGGCGGTGGTCGCCATGCAGGAAGGTCGCAAGTCAATTCTTTGCGAGCTGAACCCGGAGTACGCAGCCATGGCGGAACGCCGGATAGCGGCGGCCTGGCTCGACGGAGCGGCGCAGATGGACGTGTTTCACGACTCTGCGCCGGCGGCCTGATGTGCTGCTATGCCTCGACTGCTTCGAGACGGAATTTTTGAAGGTCCCTGATTTGATGGAACCAATAAAAAACCGCTTCAGCTTTTTCTTTGGTCTCGAACAGTTCAGCTCCCTCGGGCTTGTAAGAAGCGTACCGAAGACCCTCGTGATCCGGCGCTGAGCCATAAAACACAGCGCCTTCTTTGTCGGTCATTTTCACTATCCAAGCCATTGCCTATCCCCTTGATCCGGCCCCATGCCGGGCCATCAACCAATAGCCCACAAACTCGAATCACGCCAACCGGCAGGTGCCCATGAAACTCGATGCAAACGTTGAGGCCCTGGTGGCCTCCGGCGCGCTTTTTGTCGCCAACCATTCTGGCGGAAAGGATTCCCAGGCCCAATTAATCAAGCTACTGGAGGTGATCCCGCCCAGCCAGATGATCGTTGCCCACGCCTGCCTGGGTGAGATGGAATGGCCGGGCGCAATGGAGCTGGCTCGGGATCAGGCTGTAGCAGCCGGCCTGCCGTTCATCTTAGCCAGGGCCAACAAGACGTTGCTGGAGATGGTCGAACGCCGATTCGAGAGTCGCCCCGAGGTTCCGAGCTGGCCCTCGGCGAGCACACGCCAGTGCACCAGCGACCTTAAGCGCGGGCCAATCCAGCGTGAAGTACGACGATACGCCAAAGCCAACGGCTTCAAGGTCATCGTCAACTGCTTGGGCCTGCGTGCGGCAGAGTCGCCTGGCCGTGCGAAGCGCAAGACCTTTAGCCTGATGACGATAAGCAACTCTGTGAACACCTGGTATGAATGGCTGCCAGTGCATGACCTGAGCACCAAGGAAGTGTTCGGCGTCATCGCTGACGCTGGCCAGGAGCCGCACTATGCATACGCCGAGGGTAACGACCGCCTCAGCTGCATCTTCTGCCTATTCGGCAGTAGGGGTGATCTGCGCAACGGGCGTCGGCATCACCCAGGGCTGTTGACTCAGTATGCTGCCCTGGAGAAGCACACCGGCTATACGATGCACATGAGCCGCATCCCTCTGGTCGAGCTTTCGGCCTAATACCCCCCTTATTCTTTAGTCACGACAGCCGGAAAAGCGGGTCTCCATTACGCTTTCATATCCCGGACCCTTAGCCATTCTTTTTTAATTATTCTTTGAGCAACCGCTACAACAGCGTTCCCTAGATCTGCACTAGGCTTACGCTCCGAGCAAGCTACAACATATGCGTTCATTGCTGAGACAAGTTCTTCTGTCTCTTTCTCGGCTGGATTCGTATATAGCTGAACCTTCGCATAGTGCAACTTCGCCGTCGATAAACTCTGTGCAAACTCAGAATAAAGCATGTCATAACGATCTTGTGATCGGTGAATTTCTTCTTGCGTCTCGGGCACTGCAAACGGTCTATTGTGGAGCTTGTTTGATGAGGCGGAAAGAGCATCGCCTGTAGCGATAAATGAAGCCACCGCATCCCTTAAGCTATTTATCCAGTCCTGCCTGCTTCGTGCTACAGCTTCAGCTTTTGAGTGCGCTATACGGCTGCGCTCCTGCGCATCGGCTAGTTCCTTTTGCGCCTTAATTGTTTTACGAAAAGAGTACGCCGTATATATGGTAGTAATTAAGACCACTGCAATCGTTGCCAGGGAAGTTCCGACGGCAGTCCAAACGGCCGTCCAGTCTGTTCCAGTATCCAGCTCTATTCTAGGAACTCTGTTAAGTGTCATAACCAGATTCTCTATGCTCACTAGCGGCCTCATCTAACTAGAAGAATTTGGAGCAATAAAACACAAACCAACCTGAAATTGCCACTCCACCGCCCGGGCATGCCCCGGCATAGGACATAGCCATGCCCGCAGAAAAGATAACCCTGGGCCAGCGGCGCCAGGAACGACTCACTGCCGCCAACGAGTTCTTGCAGGTCATAGCCGGCTGCGGCCTGCACTTTTTCCGCAACAAAGGCTCGGGCCATGACGCCTACCTATCGATGAATGCCCGCGGGAGAGTCGTCTGGCTTCACGACGACTACACAGGCGCGCGCATCAACGTCGGCAAAGAAGGTGCATGGGACGGCTTTTCACACGGCGGCACGCTGAAGAGCCTGGTCGGGTCTCTCGGCAGGTTTGTCCTCCATGGCTCCACGAAGTGCGAGCATTGTCGCTGCACCTGTATCAGAAAGCCGGAAAGGACGGGCAGACTATCGCCGGCCATGCAAGCGAGAGCATGA